GCCCAGGCATGGTAAGAATAGATTACTGCTAAGGAATTTTATGGCTAGTTTGCGAAGTTTATTAAATATTAAAGATGCTACAGAAATTAATGGATACAGTCAACCTGTAGAAGGTCAACAGCACTTATTTGCAGTAACGTGTCACGTCACAACAAATGATAGTTACTCTGATTATTGTTGTATGTCTTTCATAGTAGAAGCTGGCGCATCACGTGCAACATTTGATGTGTGGGGAGGCGGTGGAGCTGGTCCTGTAGCTTGCTGTTGTATGTGGGGATCACCTGGTGCTTCTGGAGCATATACAAGGAAATACACCTGCATAGAACCAGGTCAATGTTATGCTATCATACTTGGAAGGTCTTCATATTGTACAAATGGTACAACAGGTTGTAATGGTTGTTGGACCTGTGTATGCGGTGCAGATTTGTGTTACACACCTTATAAACTAACCTTATGTGCCCAAGGCGGAGAAGGAGGTTGTAGTTGTTGTAATGCTCCATGTTGTGGTATGTATCGAACAGGTGGCGAAGACAGGGGCGGCGAACGACATTCAGGAACTGCTTTTTGTGGTGATTATAATATTCCTGCGGTAAAAGGTTGCTTGTGGCATCGGTGTTACAATAATGGTTGTTACAATAAATACTTTATACCATATCCAGGCGGAATAATTAATAGATGCGGCGGAGTTGTGATGTCAAGACCTCATGATTCAAGATGGTTTAGTGGATGGGCCAGTTGTGTAGTCCAATATATTGGCTCACCCATAGGCGGTGGTGTAAGATACCATGGATATATACCGGGTGTCGGAGGAGGTGCTGCACAAATCTGTGGCGGTGGTTGTATCTGCGGCACACCAGGAACACCTGGACTAGTAAGAATTACATGGACATAATAAATAATTAAGATAAGGATAAGGAAAAATAATGGCAAAACAGATTTCGCATGAGTTTACATATAGTATGCCAGACGATTATTTAAAAGATACCTCAACTTTAGGGCTTACGGGTACTTTTACATACAATGGACCAGATAAATTTTATGTTTTTGTTGATCAAGCAACTAATAAAATAGACGTAACTGCTGGATATATAAAAGATGATATTAGTGATAGTAATTTAAATCAACTATTAGAATTAAGTGCAAATAACGGTAAGGACTATCCAGTACTTGTTGATGCTACGCAAGAACCAATTATTGCTACCCTAATGGTACCTCAAGAATATGATTCGGGAACATGGCCGCAGAAACAATATAAATTAGATGGAGACGATACAGTTTATTTTGAAAGGCCTGAACAAACGCCAGTTGATCATACATATGAGCTTGAATTAATTACATACAATAAAGCAACAAGTTCGTGGGTAAAACCCTTTCCATGGAAAAAACCACACATAGATTGGAACATGATGAATCAAATAATTCAAATGAATATTTCTAATATTGATAACGATATAGCAAGTGGAAATTATTCAGATGAAGAAATTGTAACTTTAAGAGCTCATCAAGATGAATTTAGAAATCTTACTACAAGATTTGCCGGATGGGAACCATGGCAAATACCATTTCCAGAATGGCCTTTTGCAGAGCCTGCCGAACCACCTGCCGAACCACCTGCTGTCTAACATTATAAGAGGTTAAAATATTTCTATTTTAACCTCTTATTCTATTTTCTACTTATAAATAAATTGTAATTTTTAAAAAGGTAATATGCGATCCAAAGCGTTTTTTATTAACGGAGGAGCAGGAAGAGTTATATGTTCAATTCCTGCTTTTGAAAAGTATGCCGAAGAAACAGATGATGATTTTATTATTGTAAGTGAAGGAGGAACAGATTTTTATAAAGGCCATCCTTTATTACACAATAAAGTATATGATCATTGGCACAAAGATTTATTTGTTGATAAAATTAAAAATAGAGATATAGAAACTCCTGAGCCATACAGAATATGGGAATATTATAATCAAAAATGTAATTTATCTGAAGCATTTGATATAGCTATAAACAAAAAAGGTAAACGAAAATTAGATAAACCTACAATCTATTTTAATTCAGATGAAACTATTATTGGTAAAAATCTTATCAAAGAAGTAACCGAAAAAACAGAAAAAGAAAATACTATTGTATTTCAGCCATTTGGCAGAGGTGTACAAAGTCATGGTAATTTTATCATAGATAGTAGTGGAAGGAGCTTTGATTTTAACAATGTCTTAGAATTTATTAAAAAATTAGGTAAGGATTTTGGCATTATTTTAATGAGTGAATTTCCTTTAAATCTTGAAGCAGAAGGAATTAATATACCTGTTGCTCAACCTAGAGATCTTAATATTAGGCAATGGGCATCTATTATTAAAGAATCATCTTATTTTTTTGGATGCGACAGTGTAGGACAACATATTGCATATTCTTGTAACAAGCCAGGAACTGTTGTTGTTGGATCTACTTTTGCTGAAAATATTTCTTATCCGGACTACGAAAAATTTGATATTCAAGATATGGGCGAAGGAAAAAGAATATACGATCCTATTAGGATTACTATGGACGAAGTTTGTAATAGAAACAACGACGGAATAATGCGTATGAATGATTTAATAGAAGATGTAATTATTAAATCAATAAAAACAAATTTTGCTAAATGGCATAATATAGAAAATAATGTAAACAAAGTGGTAAAATTTGAGCAAATAGAAAAAAAGAACACTTTTAAATTACAAACTGGAACAGGAATTATAGAGAAATAATATGGTTAAAGATTCAGATTTATGGGTTGCTGCTTTAACAAGAGGACATAACGGCGGAGTATGTTTGTTAAAAAACGGAGAAATTGTTTTTGCAATTGAAGAAGAAAGACTAACTCGACACAAATACGACGGTGGACCTCTAGCTTCTTTAGTTAAAATATTAGACTATACTGACAGATTAGATTATTTAGTCATTGCTCATACACATTCATTGTATTCACCTGATACACCTAAGGTTGATTTTACAGGCGATGACATTTATACAGGGCTAGCAAGGAAACTTGGATTGATAAGTAGAGATACTAGCTTGCTACCAAATCATCCGCAAGTTTTAGATTCAAGTCAGTATCATCATAATTTACATGCTGCTTGTGCTTTTTACAGATCTGGATTTAATGACGCTGTTGCGTTGATTGTTGACGGTGCTGGAACAATATCTCATTTTCAAGCAGACGGAGTAGAGTACGGTGGTTGGGAAACTGAATCGATGTTTTGCTGCGAGTACCCAAATACAATAAAGTGTATTTATAAGCACATAGGTTCTAGGGGACCTCATAGAGCAGACTGTATACTTGATGAAAGTGATAAAAATAATAAATATCCTGTCTATGTAACAGATAGAGGTGGTATTGTAAAAGTATACGAAGCTGTTACTCAATATTGCGGTTTTGATGCAATAGAAGCCGGAAAAACTATGGGGTTATTTCCATATGGTAAAAAGAATCCTAATATTCCTCCATTATTTGACGATAGTTTAGACATTCCATTGTCTAATAGAAATATCATAATTCCTACATATCCTAATGGTGCAGATATAAATGACAAACTTAATTCAGAATTGTCATTTAGTACAGATAAAGAACTATCTAAATTAAACAATAGAAGAGATTTAGCTTATCATTGTCAAATTGAAACGCAAGAACAGGTCCTAAAATTAATTAAAAAAGCAGTTAAAATGAGCGGAAATAAAAATGTAGTTTTGTCAGGAGGGTATGGACTCAATTGTGTTGCTAATTATTATTATCTAAATGAAATAAAAGACCTAGATATAAACCTGTATGTCGAACCTATTTCTAGTGATGCTGGAACAGCAATAGGAGCAGCTTTGTGGGCTAATAACATTATGTCAAATAATCCTAGCAGATATAAAAAGCAAACAAACTTATATTTAGGCTTAGATCATTTTTACACAAACGAAAAAATAACTAATATAGTAGAAAAGTTAGAAGTAGATGTAACAGAAATATCTAAGAAACAAGTAATTGATATTATTTTAGATAAAAATATTGTTGCTATTTTTCAAGGAAAATCTGAAAATGGGCCAAGAGCATTAGGTAACAGGAGTTTATTGTTTGATCCACGTCACAAAGACGGGAAAGATTTTGTTAATAGAGTTAAACATAGAGAATATTTTAGACCCTTTGCAGGAACTATTTTACAAGAAGATGTACATGATTGGTTTGATTTACGAGGAATGGCAGACTCTCCAAGCATGATGTATGCAGTAAATTGTAAACCCGGTGTTGCAGAAAAAATTCCATCAATTATTCATGTAGATGGAACATGTAGGATTCAAACAGTTACAAAAGAACAAAATTTACATTTTTATGAACTTATAGAACTTTTTAAAGAAAAAACAGGAACTCCTATTCTTTTTAATACCAGCTTTAATTTAGGGGGCCAGCCTCTTGTTGAAACACTTGAAGATGCTATATGGACTTTAAAACAAAGCGAATTAGAATATCTATACATGCCAGAATTTAATTATTTAATCACATGTCCTAATACATAAATAACATATAAAGAGGTAAGACATGGATCCTGTTAAAAAATTTTTTGAACTTGGTGCTAATAATTCAATTCTTATAAAAAATAATGCTGGATTTTCTCATAGAGGACCATGGAAGCAAGTAGGAACAAAAAACACATTTGATAGATGGTATATAGGAGAAATTTCAGCTGCTGAATATACAATAAGTATAGATTATAACACCGAGAATAGAGAAATTTTAAAATGTTTAATTATAGCAAGCACAAATACTGCAAATATTCATGTGTATGCAAGATCATTTCTTAATAGAGAATTGGTAGATGTCACAGCAGTTGTTAATCAGTCGTATGTTGACGTAAGCATAGAACCAAAAGCACCTCAAATTTACTCTGCAAAATTTATTTTTACTGCACAATATTTTCAATCACAAAATCCTATTACCGCTTAATTTAGCTAAATATTTACATTGGAGGTATTATGCGGAAAGCATTAAAATCAGCGTTTTTTTCTGATTATGGATTTAACAGTCCTAATTTTTCTGTAGATCAGAATGGAAATATCAGTGCAAATTCAATTATTTTAAATATTGATACAACTAAAGTATTAATTGATTTTTCAATTACTGACGACGAAAATTCAAATTATATAATCAATGATAGTGTAGAAACTAACCCACCGATTACACTAGCAAAAGGAAGAACATATCTTATAAGCTTAGAATTAACAACTACAGGATTTTACATACTACAAGAAGATCAATTTACAGAGTACATTCAAGGTTTAACTCATGATACTGGTGCATCTGGATCAGGAGCGCAAGGAAAACTAGAAGGAACTTTATCAATAACAATACCAACTAATGTTGACACTGATGTATTATATTACACTAATAGCAATAGAACATTTTATGGTATTATTAATGTAGTAGATCCAATTGGCTTGTTTAGTTCTTTATCCGTAACCAATACTGATAATTCTACGTCTAAAACTACAGGAGCTGCATTAATAAGCGGAGGCGTTGGAGTTGAAAAAAATCTTTCAATTGGTGGCAATCTTATATTTGACAATTCTATACCGGTGGTGATAGATAGTTCAACAGATCTAACAATCTTTGTAGCAAATAATTTAACTTTAGAAAACGAAGACGGAACAATTGGTGTAATGAATTCTACAGGATCAACTGTACCTTTAATTAATACTTCGATAGATAATTCTAGTATTGATAATTCGACGATTAATGACACACCAATAGGAACAAATACGCCAAGTACTGGAAATTTTACTCAAGGAACAGTTCAAACTACAGGCAGTAATATTTACAGTTTACCTAATAAATTATATGTTGATAGCACAGCATTATCTCTTGCAATAACATTTGGAATCTAAGTATGGCAAAAACTATTATAAAAAATTATGTTTTTAAACCAGGTATAGGTTATTTAGATAATAAATTACCTAATGCCTGGAATCTATTTTTACTTAATAAGGATTTTATTTTATCAGAAATTTTATCTTATATAAATCAAGAAATAGCGGATGTTGAAAAATGCCAAAGAGATATAAATTACATCATAGAAGGAGCTGCAAATGACGCTGCATTAAATACTAATTATAATGCAAGATTTTTAGGTTATACTGAAGTAAATAGTTTAGATTTATCAAATACTGTAATAAGAACTATAAACAGAGCAAGAAATGCTATTTTAAATTTAAATGTAACCAGCAGTAGTAATCTTGCTGTTAATAATATCAATGCTTTTTTTGATCAACTTATAGAGATTATAAATGACGGAAGAGATGCTGCACAACCTATTTTTATTACTCCTGGAGTTACTACACCAGTAAATAGTACTGCAGCAAAGGATCAATTATTAAATAACATAGATTTTATTGTTGCAGAAATAAATGCCTATGTTGCATTTACGTATCCTAATGCAGACCATAATGTAGATAAATGTTCAAGAGACATAAAATATGCCACCGAAGCATTAGCTTATGATATTTTGTATGGAGGAAACGCTGCAACTTATGATCAATCAAAATTCTTTTTTTATAATACTAACGAAAATTTTCCAGGAATTGATCCGACTCATCGAATTCAAACCGTAAGTGCATATCAACATTTTCAAACTATCATACAAGATATAGTACAAGGAATTGGAGTAACTCCAAGTGACGGAAATTTAGCTGAACAAAATGTTAGTGGAAATGTTGCAACTGCATCAGAAGCATCTGTACTAAATGCTTTAGTAGAAATTACAATAAATGTTGTAAGTGCAGAAACTTCTGCAGAAGCTAATCAAGTATTATCAAATATTAGTCGTACACCTCCTGTTGTAACATTATGGGCAGTAGCTGAATTACAGGATGTCTACCTTGAAATAATTGATAATCAAGAAGATATAGTAACCGCTATCACATGGCCAAGTAATTATACATACAATGCAGAAAAGTGTACTCGAGACGCAAATTATGTATTAGATGCTTACCTTTATGATTTAAGATACGGAGGCAATGAGCAGACTTTAGAAACAGTGAAATATTATTGGGACGAAGATGTAGCTCAAGTTGATGGTACTCGGTTACCGGAAATTGACACTCATGCTTTTATAGGTGAGTTATTAAATGATTTTATACTTTTAAATATTGAATTTCCAAGATTAGGCACGGTGCCGCAAAGCATTGATTTAAGTTATACAAGCGAAAATGATGCATTTACACGAATTACTACTCTTACTAATACAACAGTAGCAATTATTGAAAATGGACTAGCATCTGCTCCAACAAAAGAATATAACGATGTCGGAACAGTAAAATTTACTGGAATGTATAATCTAGAAGAAATTTTACTTATAACTAATGTTAGTAAAAATGAAATTATTTACAACTTCGGAACGTCTGTTGCAGGCGGAACACTAAGAAAAAGTAAAAATTATGATAGTGATTTTCCAGCTTTTAATCAAACAACAGATTTTGTTTTAACTTTAACTTTAAATTATAATACAGAGTCTCATACTGCTGACGATGATTTACAACTATTTGTAGAACAAGTTGAAAATGGTAAAAGTATTTTAACCACTAGACCGTATAATTTTGGCACAGATGCTATTGAAAGAAACAGAGTAGCAAATCCTCTATCAATGTTAGATGCTGATTTTGAATACGGATTGCAACCTACGAAATGGGCAGCAATAGGAACATTAAGAGGATATCCTTCCATATATGAAATACCAGGTACAGACACTCCTGTTCAAAACATAACTACGGATGCAAGTGCAGGCACTTTTGGTATTGGCCAATCATTAATAACTGTAACTACAGTAGGTCCGCATCAATTGTATCCAGGAGATCCTTTTACAATTAAAGCATTAGAAGATTCAGTTGCAGGAGCTGCAAGAGCAGAAGGATCGTTTACTGTTGTTACTACACCTAGCTCGTCTAGTTTTACATATTATGCTAAGGCAAAAGTAGGTACTGTAAATGGGCAGGTAATAGCAACAAGTTATACTCAATTAAGGAAGGCAGGGTTTTATTCTGGATCAAGTATTGGCAATGCAACGTTTGACATTTTAAGTCAAGGAGCTGATGCAACAATAACCTTGGAATTAGATCTACTTGCAGGAAACAATCTTATACCTTTTGATGGAATAGCACCAGACATTGGATCTCCAACTGATCCTGTAACAGTTACTGATTTTCCAACTGGAACACAAGTAACATCAGTTCAAGCAACAAGTGCAGGCGGTGGTACTTACATATCAGCACAAGCAGATGGCGATTGGCCTGCAGGATCTGATTTTATTGAAGTAATTGATGCTACCGGAATAATAGAAGATTTAGCAATTGACAGAGGAGATGGTACAGCAACATTTGTAGAAAGTATAGTAGGTAATAGATTATTTTTGACCAATCCTCTTACATCAACTTTAATTGGTTATACTACTCTATATGAAAATATTAGCGCTCAGAATGAAATTTCGTCAGGAGCTGATGCTTTATTTGACATTACAGCAACTGGAGCAAATTATTCAGTTACAATTGTCGCAACAGGACAAGATTACGGCGCAGGTAATAGACTCTTTGTGCCTGGAAACCAATTAGGAGGATTAATAAATGTTCACGATTTGTTAATCAATGTAGAAACTGTCGTTGGTAATGGAAGCATAGATACAATTTCAATTTCAGGAACAGCTTTTGACGGTAATGCAACAATTGAAAATGTAGTAGGAATTGTAGAAAATAATTCAGGTTCTGGAGCAATTTTTGATGTAAGCTATGCAGATAACATTTATAGTGTAAGTGTAAGTTCGCCAGATGTTTCATTTGGATACGAACTAAACGACAAGATTTTAATAAGTGGATCAACATTTAATAATGGCGATAATACTAATGATTTAATACTTACTGTAAGTCAAACAGGATTAAATGGTTCTGTTGTAAATGTGAGTATAGCAGGCACTGCTCCAGATGCAATAGTAACTTACCTTAATCCATCGTATACAACAACCGGTGTTGGCATTTTAAATTCGTATGATATTACCAGAACTGGCGTTACGTATTCTTTAAATTTCACCAATACACAAGATTTTGGGCCGGCTGATACTATCACTATCTTAGGAACAGAGCTAGATGGCGCTGCACCTGCTAATGATTGCGAAATAACAGTTAACACGGTAGATGTAAATGGAGCAATAGAAACTTTTAGTATCGTAGGGACTGCAGTGAATATAGATTCAGCTGCTGATTTAGCTGGAACAAATTTTGATGGCCTTAATGCAACATTTAACATAGAGCTATCAGCAGGAAGTTATGTAAATGCTACAGTAAATCAACCCGGTAACAATTTTGCAGTTGGACAAGAAATAATTGTTTCTGGGTCAGATTTACTTGGAACAAGTCCTACAAATGATTTAACATTACAAGTTGTAAGTGTTAATACCGATTACAGTTTAGCAACTGTATCTGTTTCGCAAGGAATAGCAGCAGGAGGTATAGGATCATTTACAAATGTTAGCCCAACTATTGATAATCCATCTGGAAGTAATGCTATTTTTTCTGTTCTTAGATCAGGCCCAACTTACAGTGTTAATGTTATTAATGGAGGAATAGGTTATAGGATTGGTGACAGATTAATTATTACAGGAAATTTATTAGGCGGAAGTTCGCCGGCAAATGATTTAATTATAAGAATTTTAGAAGACTATGATGGGCAAATTTTAGATGATTCAACAAATAGATTTGAACTTATATACGAATCTACAACTACAAGTTTTTTAATTAATTTTATATCAACTGTAAGAGTAACTGAATTATCTACAGGCGATCTTACGCAAGGTACTGAAATAGATTTTACAGCGTTAGCATCTCTTGAAATTAACTTCCAAAATGCACACGGGCTTGTACCCGGAGACACATTTATTGTGACTATAAATTCAGATGATGGTGTAAATAATCATCTATTAGCATCGGGAGCTTTTTTTGTTTCAGACGTTCCTGAAACAAATCTATTAAGATATCAAGCACGTTCAGTAGGTTTTATTGACACAGATATACAAACTATTGAGACCCCTACAACACAATATAATGCAGGTGAGTGGGAATGGTTAGAATCAAATGGATTTATAGATGATACTCCTGTTACGTATATTACTATATTCTGGAATGAAGAAATCATCTATCAAGTAAACAGTTATGACAATCCTATTGAATATAATAATGTTAGACTAACAAATCCAGATTCTTACACTTTGCCAGATGGAACAAAGAGGTACGAACGAGGCTCGTTGCAAAATAATTTACCACCTACAATTATAAGCTATCAAGTAACAGAAGTAATAATCACAATAGAAGCACAAGATCCTATTAATGGCGACATTTATCCTCGACCTGATTCATTTTTTATTCATAGACCATATGACGGCGGTGTACAATTAGGAACTGGTGGTCCGCAACATGGGGCGCAAGCTATTAGACAAAGTAAAAAATATATTAGATACCAATCTGGTAAAGGTATTATGTACACAACTGGTGCTTTATTTGCGCCAAGTTATGATTTAAGAAGTGTAACTGCTAATGGTATTGAAGTTAATAGTTTAATAACTGTAGTAACAGATGACAACGATCACGGCGTGCAAGAAGGTGGCGTGATAAGACTGTTAGGTATAGAAACACCAGGATTCAATAGTGGTCCACAAACTGCAGTTCCTCCAGTCTTTGATTACACTGTTGTATCGGTTATAGACGAAAGAACCTTTACAGTAAGATCACAAAGAAGATTAGGATCAACAACAGCTAAATTAGGATTTGATGCTCAAATGTCGGTTGTTTCATGGCATGGAGCAACTGTTAGATCTGGAATTTTCGACGACCAAAATGGATTATTTTGGGAATACGACGGAACAAATATTAATGTAGTGCAACGTACTGGTACAAAACAAATTTCTGGAACAATCGCAATTGACCAGAATACAAACTTGATGACTGGAACAAATACAAAGTTTAGAGATCAATTAAAGGCAGGCGATAGAATTATTTTAAAAGGCATGACTCATGTGGTTACTCATGTTGATAGCAATACTGAATGCACAATTTCCCCTGATTGGCGCGGTGTTGTAAATATCAGTGGTGCAAAAGCAAATTTGATAGTTGAAAAAAGAGTAAAACAATCTGACTTTAATCATGATAAATTAGATGGAACAGGACCTAGCGGATATGATATTGATATTGCAAAAATGCAAATGATTGGAATACAATACAGTTGGTACGGAGCTGGATTTATTGATTATATGTTACGAGGAACAGATGGTAATTTTGTATTTGCCCACAGAATGCGAAATTCTAATGTTAACACTGAAGCTTTTATGCGTTCTGGAAATTTACCAGTTAGATACGAAGTGTCAAATGAAGGACCATCTGGAAAACTTAAAAATAGTATGGATCTTGCCCAAACAACATGTACCTTGTATGATAGTAGCTTTTTTCCTAATAACGGAGTGATATATATAGACAATGAAGTTATACAATTTACTGGTAATGATATAGAAAATAATCAATTAACTGGATTAATTAGAGGATCTTCCTTAACTAATTTTCAAGCAGGTGCAATAAGAAACTATACAGCAGGACCTGCAGCAAGTCATCAAGCAGACACGGGAATAATTTTAATATCAACGACAATAACGCCTCTTATCAGTCATTGGGGGAGTGCATTTTTAACAGACGGTGGCTTTGATGAAGATCGTGGATACATTTTTTCATATACTGTTTCTCAATTATCAATTTCAACTAGTGCTCAAACAGCATTTTTAATTAGACTTGCGCCAAGTGTTTCTAATGCGCTAGTTGGTGACTTAGGAGAAAGAGAACTTTTAAATAGAGCACAACTCTTATTACAAGGAATTGAAATAACAAGCGATACTGGTTCAGGTGGTATTGTTATTGATGGAATATTGAACCCGCAAAATTATCCAACTAATCCTTCTGCTATTACTTGGTCTGGTTTATCAAATCAAGCACAAGGAGGACAACCAAGTTTTGCACAAGTTGCCGCTGGAGGAGCTATTGATTGGGGAGCAGGTACACCTGTAACAGCTACAGCAACTGTAGAATCAAGCATAGATACAGGTTTTGTATTCAACGGTATTCAAAGAGATAGATATAGTCCACTTCCGTTATTGTTATCAGAATTCAATAATAATCCTATATTAGTCGGATCAATTATGTATTCTACAAATCCCGATGTTTTTACAGATTCAGGAGAGACATTTTTTGTAACAAATATCATCCAATTTCCAAATTTTGGAGAAGTTGACATTTATTATAATTCTACTTTAGGAAATCAACAGTCTCAAGGTAATACAAACACAAATACTGATTTTAAATTTATATATGCTGCACCGAGTGGTAAAGTAAGTAAATTGTTATTTACTAAAAGTTCATGGGAAGCGTCTGGTGCTTCAATTGGTACTCCTATATCACCAACAGATAGTAATTGGCCAGCAGGAACAGCCGTTTCAAATGTACAATTTTTACGGCACGGACAGACTGAATTTTACGAAGTTTCATTTAACAATACTTCAGTTAACAACATATCGCCAGGCGATACAGTAACATTTGAATTTGGCTCTGCATCTTATGCCGAGCCTGGAGAAACGGTTTTTTCTTTTATTGCAAATCCTGGAGAAAGATCAGTCCTTGGTCTTCAAGAATTAAAAGAACTTACGAATACGCCATTAGGTGGTAGAGGTATCTATCCAAACGGACCAGATATTTTAGCCATAAATGTTTATAAAGTAACTGGTTCTGCAGTAAATAGTAACATTACCTTAAGATGGGGAGAAGCACAAGCTTAAAATTATGCCAATTTACAATTTTGAATGCAATAATTGCACTAATAATTTTTTATCATTAGAAAATATTAACGAAGAACCCGATAAATGTCCAGAATGTTTAGAAAGCAAAGGGTTTAAAAAATTAGTATCGGCTTCTGTAATTAGAACAGCAGGTAAAAAAAGTATGAGTGTAAAGCAAACAACAAGTGAATATTTTGGACCTAACGGTCCGATTAAAAAAGAAGAATATTTTCCAGAAGAAGTTAAGAGGAAAACCGAAGAAGAGCGTAAAAAAAGAGACGGAAAAGGGTCAAGTATTATAGTCTAATTTAAAGCATTAACAAAATCATATAAGCTATCAAAGGTATAGATTTTTTGCAATAAATTTTTGTTTAACCCTCTCTTTAAATTATTAATAGTTTTTTGCCCTTGTGCATTTTTTATTATTATCGGACGCGATCCAATCTTTAAGGCAGCTTTTATATCTTCTAGCTTTGTACCAACATAAAAGCTATTTTTAAAAGAGATATAAGGATGCTCTGTTTCGCATCTTTTAAACATTCCAATATTTGGTTTGGCATAATAATCATTTTTTTTATCACTTGCACTGTAATATAATGCATCAATGGATGGACAACCATATTGTCCTAATAATGAAAGCATATAACTATTAACTGCTTCTACATCGTCGATAGTCAAAAGTCCTTTCTCGATACCTCCTTGATTTGAAAGGATTACAACAGAAAACCCTTTTTGCTTTAATTTTGTTATAGCCTCTAAACTTTTTGGTATACTTTTAAAATCTTTGGGATCGCGGATCCAACCGTTACATTCATTTATTACACCATCTCTTTCTAATCCTATTACACATTTATTATTCTTGCTGAAAGAATCGTTATCGCCCCAATATATGTTCATATTAATTTGTAATTATAAAATTATCTTTTTCAGTTTCTCCTGCAGAAACTTCTGCTAAACTTCCACTTTCTTTTAAACAAGTAATTTGATATGGAACTAATTTAGGTATTGTAAATGTGTTTCCGTCTTGTAGTTCTTGGGATTTTAGTTCACCGGATGTAGTATCAATTATTTGCAATAAAAAATTTCCTGAATTAATAAAAAAACTTTTATCAGTATCTTTATGGAAAATTAATTTAGTTTTTGCTTTTTGTCTTGAAAAAACATGAATCTTTGCTGAATAATTATCAAAATTTGCCCAATGCAAAAAATATCCATAATCAGTTTCTTTTACATTTTCATTTGACATATTACCTTTATTCTAACTCATTTATGTATTTGAGAATTGTTTCAATTTTTATTTGATTAATTTTATTGTTTAATGTATTTTTTAGTCCATGATGTAAGGGCCTTGGCCATTTTCCTAATGATACCCAAGCATACCCATTGTGTTCACAATTTAATATAGGAGAAAATTCTTTTTCTACTAAACAAAGATAAGTGTGGAATAAAAAATGGTCATCTTTACTAACAAAAGTTTCTAAAGGTATAATTTTTTTTATATTAATTTCACCTACTTCTTCTTGAACTTCTCTAAAAAGCCCATTAGTTGGTGTTTCAAATTTTTCATTTGTTCCACCAACTAATCCCCAAAAATTAGAATACTTACCTTTTGCTCTGTGTAAAAATAAGAATCTTTTGTAATCTAAAGAATAAAATAAAGCGCCACTGCAAACTATTTCTTTCATGTAAATAGTTATCTTAAAAATTTATACGCCATGCTCCATGTGGATATTCTCCTTCAAAACTTAAAATCCACTCTCCGTTAATAAATTTATATTGTATGCCTGTGTTTAGATTTGTTGTGTAAACAATATCAGTTCCATTAGTGCTTGCGTCAAAAACAATTGTCCAATTATTACCATCCCACTCAATAATATCATTGGCTTCTGCTGTAAAATCACTACCATTGTTATTTTTCCATGCATCTGCACCATCTGAATTATTTAAAGAACCTATATTTTCATTTAATAATAAAAGTCGCAAACCAGTTGATTTTAAATTACTAGGATTTGTTTTTAACGGATCAATAATATAATCTATTTTTGTTTTACTACCAGTTGGACCAATAAAAATTGTATCACTTGGCAGTGTATCAATATCCCAATTAACACTCATTATAAAATCATCTAATGGGTTAAAAGATAAATTTCCAACAATATCACTATCTAAATCATTTCTATATAAATGTATTTCTGAAAGACCAGGATTAAATACGTCTGGATATGCGTCTAAGTATTCTCTCCATGTAACTAGTTTAGCCGAAGCAGTATTTGGTATTAATTTCAATGTATTATTAATTACTAGTAAATCATAATCTTTATAAGTGGTTGCAATAACAGCATCGGTATCGGGTCGACTTGCAATTAAATCGCCAAATTCATTTTGCGATGTTCCATCATTATTAGTTGCAGGGAAGTGTTTTGCATCGGATTTGTATCTACTGTCGGCATATGCTAATAATTCTGGCATAGTTTGTTGTAGATCCACATTGCCATAAGACTCATTAAAAATACTTGTTATGATTGTATGTATAATACCAAGTTTTTTAACTTTAGCAGGAGCTGAAATGTATATAGGCGTACTAAAACCTAAAGTTGCAATATCTATTTCACTTTCTGTACTTGTTCCTATACTTCTACTACTAAAAGTTATATTTTCTAAATTTACTACACTTAAACTAGTCCAGTCTACAAAATTATCAGTAGTTTGTATCTCTAAACTTGGATTAAACAACATAAGAATTTGTTCTAAGATTTGTAATTTTTGATCTGTATTTGTTGACCAAATATCTGCATTAACTGATAAATTATATGGAGTTGGCATTAATCTTTCAACTGTATAATTTTTACCTTGCATGTTTAGATATTCTTCGTTGTTCGCATCATATGCCCGCTCTCTAATATTAACCTTACTTACAAAACTACTATCAGATAATCTAGACCTATCTAATTCTAAACCAGTTATGTATACTGAAATCTTTGGTGCTCCTATTAATTTTAATTCTGAATTATCTTTCAGTATAGATCCAACTTGCCGAGCTAAATCTCCATACACAACAGGAATAGTTTTAATATTTCCTTCAATATCTTTATGACTAAAATTACTCAACATCCTGACAATTTGAGTTATGTATCTTCTGATTTGACCATCATAAAAATGTTGCATTATTCACCTTACACATTATCGGTTTTAGCCTTAAGAGCTTTACTTACACTCTGTCTTTCAGGCACAGTCTCACCAGCGACTGTTGTAATATTTGTATTGTTAATAAACGTACCTTTTTGCGTACTTCTATCATTAGTTTGAGTCATTGTCATACGAACATTATCTTCCATCTTAATCCAGCGTCTTCCGTCATATCTAAATAATCTATTTGGAATCATATCTGTCCTTAAAAAATAATCTCCTTTTACACTACCTTCAGGAAAAAGAGTACCATGACCAAAAATTTCGCCATTAGGGGCTATTCCATCACCAAGTAAGTAACCTGTATATCCTGTCCTTTCTGGAGTTTGCATAACTCTATCTGCTAATTCATTTGCCACACTTGCATCTAATTCTGTTAAATCAGCTGTAACTAACTCTACTCTACCTTCATCATTTGTTTGCAATGTAAAATAATGTCCAGTTTCGTAACCACTTTTCTTTGCATCAGCTTCTGCTTGTGCAATCACTGCATTATTAACTTGCATGTCTTTTTCATATGTTGATAATAAGTCTCGTAGACTACCTGCAGCAGGAACTTCTTCGTCCATTGGTAGATCAAGAATTTCTTTAAATTCTTGACTATCTACTATCTGCTTGCATTTTAATCTATACAAATGAGGGTACCATGTTGGACTGTATCCTTCTGCTGCTCTACTTACTTCTTCAACAACATAATAACTCTTGAGTGCAACATGAAAATCATTTGCAGCGTATTCATCCTTCATGTGTGGTAATTCAATAACATCTCCGCTCATTATTTTGCGACCTATTGTTTTTACCGAACTATTAATATGAATAGTCATAAAAAGAGTGTCGTTATTCAAAAATAATCCAAACTGACTTAAATTAAAATCAATATCTTGAACGCTATAAATTCCTCTAATTGTATAGACATCCGGATCGTATTTCCTATCTCTATTTTCTAAAAATAGCAAATCTTGTATGTTTGTTTCAGTTATAGCATCATAGTGAGGAATGTCTGCAGTTGCATCTTCCTCAGTTGGATTTTTTGGTCCTAAATATTTGTGGATATTTACATCTGTTCCTCCAACAGTAAACATTTCAAATATTCGTGCATCTATAAAATTGTAATCATTCCCTTTACTGGGTTTATATAAAGATATTCTAGGCATATAGTATTTATCGAGTCGATAAATACTATAGGAGACATAAAAATATGACTGAATTAGCTACATTAAGACAAGAAGTTTACGATTACATTCACAACATGCTAGGTGGAGGAATGGTAGATGTAGAACTGGATCCTGTACACTATGAAACTGCTTTAGATAAAGCTTTATCACGATATAGGCAACGTAATGAAAATAGTACAGAAGAAAGTTATTTTTTTATGCCAACAATTGTAGATCAAAATACCTACACCTTACCAAAAGAAATTTTAGAAGTAAGGCGTATTTTTAGACGTAGTATTGGCTCTCGAACAGGTGGTGGTGACGGTGGTAGTATTTTCGAACCATTTAACTTAGCATATACAAATACCTATTTACTTGCAAGTTCTAATTTAGGCGGTTTAGCAACCTATGATTTTTTTAGTCAATTCCAAGAACTTGTAGGAAGGATGTTTGGATCTTTTATAGAATTCAATTGGAATAGGACACGTCATGTCTTAACAATACTACAACGACCTAGAGCAGAAGAAACGTTATTACTAGAGTGTTATAACTACAGACCAGACGATCAATTATTAAGTGATTATATGGGTAATGTTTGGATAAAAGACTATGCTTTAGCAATGTGTAAAATGATGCTTGGCGAAGCACGATCTAAATTTGCTACAATAGCCGGACCACAAGGCGGTGGACAACTGAATGGTGATGCATTAAAAGCCGAAGCACAAGCAGAAATGGAAAAATTAGAACAAGAAATTTCTACAGCAGTTGCAGGCGGTACAGGATATGGATTTATTATAGGCTAGAAATCTGGAAGCAAATCTCCCTGTTTCCATTTTACTCCCTCTTTATACAAAATACGTTGACAATTAGCACAAATTGTTTTTAAATTGTTAATTCTGCAATTATTTAAATTTCCATCAATGTGGTATACATTAAATTGTTCAGGATAATTACTTTTATAATTACATTTTTCACAAAAAGTTTTCTTAATATAACCTGATTGTTTCCATTTTGGAATACCAATACAAACAGTTGGTGTTTTTAGACAAATATCACATTTTTTTCTATAATAAATTTTATTATTTTTTTTATAATTAATTGCAGCTGGTCTAAATCCACAGATACACAAAGGTCTCATTTTATATTTATCTCACCTTTACTGCACCTTTTTGACGGTATCTAAGAAAAGAAAATTACTATTTTTTTTATAAATACTTTTAGAATATTTAAGCCTTATAGGAGAATGTAACATGGCACTAGTATCACCAGGTGTAGAGGTTAAAGTAGTTGACGAGAGTTTTTATACTCCAGCCGAACCAGGCACCTTACCTTGTATTTTTGTAGCAACAGCTTCAAACAAACCCAACGGAGCCGGCACAGGTACAGCTCCTGGAACATTAGCAGTAAATGCTGGTGTACCGTATCTTATAACATCACAAAGAGATTTAGTAGATACCTTTGGCGATCCAATCTTTAAAACAGATAACAACAACAATCCAATTCATGGAGGAGAACTTAATGAATACGGACTGCAAGCTGCGTATTCTTATTTAGGAATTGCAAATAGAGCTTACATCGTAAGAGCAGATGTAGATTTAGCTGCTTTAGAAGGGTCGCCTACTGCTCCTGGAGCTGATCCAGCAGATGGAACTTATTGGTTAGACACAAGTACTTCGTTATGGGGTATTCAAGAATGGAACGGAGCATCTATCTTAGATGGGGGGCAAAATTTCACAGTAAGAACACCAATTGTGATAACCGAAACTACCGATCTTGTTGTAAACGGTGGCTCAGTAGCTGTTAACGGATTTGCAGGAGATATTCCAAAAAAATCTGTTGGTTTAGAAGGTTCATATGCTGTAATCGCTACAACAACTTTAAATAAAATTTTCTACAGAGCAACAACTGAATGGGTTCTTGTTGGAAGCGATGCATGGCGAAAAAGTTGGGCAAGTGTAAGAGGAACAGCAGTTAACACTGTTTTCTCAAATGATGTTGGTGCAGTTGCTGCAGATTTTGATATTAATGGAGTTACTATCGTTGTAAGTCCAGGAAACACTGTAGAAGATGTGAAAAATACAATTATTACAAATCATCCAAACGGAAATATATCAGCTGCAGTTGTTGACGGCAGACTTGAAATTTATAGCGATGGCACAGATGGAGTAGGTGGCGAAGTTGAGACAATTGTTTTAACAAATAATCCAAGTGCTAATATTAACCCATTGTCTGAGCTTGGTATTGCTTTTGATATAGGTACCGGACAAGCAACATATTATGTTCCTGCTTTAGAAATAAATCCTCATACTATTGTACCAGAATATAAAAGTACAGCAGATCAGCCTCGACCAACTGGATCTATATGGTTAAAAACAACTAGTCCAAATAAAGGTATGGCATTTTCAGTTCAAAAATGGAACGATAACACAAAGTTATGGGAGCAACAAGATATTTCAGTGTATGGAAGCAATCAAGAAGCCCTTTACACATTAGATAGAAGTGGAGGAGGCAGCACGTTACTTACAGGAGAAATTTATGCTCAAACAAACATTGGAAATGCTAGCCGACCGGTAGCAACAATCAAATTTTATAGAAGAAACGATATAGCGCCTACCCAGATTACTGGATCAAGAATAAGTACTCAAATGAGTGGCAATGCCCAAACATTCACCGTACAAGTATCCGATGCAGGAGAATTAGATTTGTTGGCAGCAGTAACAATCTCAGTAGATTTTACTGGAACAACAACCGATGCAACTGCTTTAGCAGATGCAATAAACGGAGCCGGCGTTAAGAATTTAAGTGCAAATGTAAGTGCTCAAAATAAAGTAACGATATCGCATTCTTTAGGCGGAGAAATGAAATTTGTAGATACAGACGGTGTATTAGCGTCTGCTGGTTTTGTTCCATACCAAGATGAAACAACAGGAGTAGAAAACCTGTATTATTGGCCTGGTACTGATACTAATACAAGTCCGTGGCAATTACAGGGAACTTTATGGAAAGTTTTAAGTTACACAGCAAGCGATACTGAAGTTGTAGCAGACACTGCTGATAATTCTTTATGGTACAGTTCTATTATTGACGAAGTTGACATTCTTGTCCACAACGGTAGTGAATTTGTAGGATATCAATACGATGGTGCATCAGGTATGTCAGGTACCGCTAGCCCATATTATACTGCAATTGAAGCAGACCAAACTGATCCTAATGGACCAATAGTAAGTGCGTCAATGCCAAAAACTCAAAGCGATAACACTGCTCTAGTTACTGGAGATCTATGGATAGATACTTCGAATATAGAATTATATCCTCAAATTTTTAGATATAATAATGATAGGACAGACTTACCAAAAGCAAATAGATGGTTTATTTTAGATACGTCAGATCAAACAACAGAAGATGGTGTTTTATTTGCTGATGCAAGATATAATACATCAGGTGTGAATAGCGATAAACCAGGAGATATTGTAGATTTGCTGGCTAGCGATTATGTTGATCCAGATAGTCCTGATCCAGCATTATATCCTAAAGGAATGTTATTATTTAATCTAAGACGAAGTGGTTTCAATGTTAAAAGATACAAGAAAAACTATTATGATTTAGCCGGTAAGAATGTAAGATATAATAACGAATCAATGACTGGGTTGACTCCAGAGACTACATATTTTCCTGATAGATGGGTAACTGAATCAGGAAATCAAGTTGATGGTAGCGGATCGTTTGGAAGCATTGCACAAAGAAAAGTTGTTGTTCAACAATTGCAAGCTGTTGTTAACAGCAATGATGAAATTAGAGATGACGAATCGAGATTATTTAATTTAATGGCTTGTCCGGGATATCCAGAGCTAATTGGAGAAATGAATTCATTAAATTATGATAGAAACCTATCAGCATTTATTGTAGGCGATTCACCGTTTAAATTACAACCAAATGCTACTGTGCTTAATGAATGGGCAACTAATGTCAATGGAGCAACAGAAGACAATATTGTTGGTTTAACTTCAGCAGATCCATACATTGCAGTTTATTATCCAAGCGGTTTTACAAGTGATAATTTTGGTAATAATATTGTTGTTCCGGCTAGTCATATGATGTTAAGAACTATTGCTTTAAGCGATCAAGTTTCTTATCCTTGGTTTGCACCTGCAGGAACAAGAAGAGGTAACATAACTAATGCAACATCAAGTGGAACTGTTACAGCTGAAGGCGAATTTAAAACTTTGGCAATGAATGAAGGTATGCGAGATACACTATATTCAAATAATGTAAACCCAATTACTTTTATAACTGGTGCTGGACTTGTATGTTTTGGGCAAAAAACAAGACAATTAACTGCTAGTTCTTTGGATAGAATAAATGTTGCAAGACTTATAATTTATTTAAGAAGTCAATTGAAAGTTTTAGCTAAACCTTATCTTTTTGAACCAAATGACAAAATTACAAGAGATGAAATCAAGCAACAAACTGAAACGTTATTGCTTGAACTTGTTGGACTAAGAGCATTGTATGACTTTTTAGTGGTGTGTGACGAATCTAATAATACACCTTCTAGAATAGACAGGAATGAATTATATGTAGATATTGCTATTGAGCCAGTGAAAGCAATTGAATTTATCTACATACCATTAAGAATTAAGAATACCGGCGAAATATCCGGGCTTTAATTTAGGATAAATATATTAGGAGCAAATTAAATGGCTATAGCAACATTATCTAAAATGACAGTGCCCTTAGCATCCGGTGATTCAGCATCATCGCAAGGGCTATTAATGCCAAAATTACAATATCGATTTAGAGTATCGTTTAATAATTTTGGTGTAAAAACACCTACTACTGAATTGACAAAACAAGTTGTAGATTGCAGCAAACCAAATTTATCATTTGATCAAATAACACTAGATGTTTATAACTCTAGGGTTTATTTAGCAGGAAAGCATACTTGGGAACCAATTACAATTAACTTACGTGAAGATGTCAATAACGAAGTACAAATTCTAGTAGGTGAGCAGTTACAAAAACAATTTGACTTTTATGAGCAATCTAGTGCAGCTTCTGGATTAGATTATAAATTTACAACTGTAATAGAAATATTAGACGGCGGAAATGCAGCAAATGTACCAACTGTTTTAGAAACTTTTGAACTTTATGGATGCTATTTAGAAAGTGCTAATTACAACAGTTTAAATTATGCTGAATCTGCACCTGTAACAATTACTTTAAACATTAGATACGACAATGCAATTCAAACACCACAAGGTGTAGGTATTGGAACAGCTATTGCTAGAAATGTAAGCACTCTAGCAACCGGCGGTGGAATCTAATTATTTAACAAAGGGATAGTAGAACTATCCCTGCATTTTAAAAGAATTATTATGGGAATATTCGACGGTTTTTTTGACAATCTTGTAAGTGGCATCCTCAATCCAAAAGGAAATTTAGCTGATTGGCGACACGCAAGTCGAACGTTTGTTAAAAATAGTTTTCGATTAGCTCCAAAAGTAAAATTCCTATATCATGTTGCTTTTACATTTAGTCCAGCAATACAAAAAACTTTGCCTACCTGGAATGAAAAAAAACATGGTCTAGAAGCTGGTATAATTGTAAAATCCGCCGATTTGCCTAGTTTTTCTGCAAACATTGAAACAAAAAAGAAATATAATAGAACAGCAAATATTCAAACTGGAATTCAATACAATCCAGTTAATATATCTTTGCACGATGACAATCTAGGAATAGCTACTGGATTATTTGAAGCTTATTACAGATATTATTTTGCGGATGCAAATTATGGCACTGATGAACTAAGACGTGCATATGATAAAAGTTGGCCTGCAAGAGATAGCACTTATTTAGGCTCAGAAAGAAATCGATATACATTTGGTTTGCACAATCAAATTACCGATCCATTCTTTAAAGATATACAAATAAGTCAAATGACTAGACATACGTACACTACATACACACTTGTAAATCCAATTATAACAGAATGGAAACATGGAGATGTAAATTCTGCTGACGGAAGTAGCACAAATGAGAATACTATGACTGTTGCATATGAAACAGTTTGGATTGATAGAGGTGGTACTGAAGCAGGACCAGATGGAGATCCAAAAGGATTTGGAGATCTTCCTCATTATGATGTAACTCCTAGTCCTATTACTTTAGTTGGTGGAGGGTCTGTGTCATTAGGTGCAGTTTTGTCAGGTGCAGCCGATTTATTTGATTATGGAAGAACTGGCAAAGGATTTAGCAATCCAATTGCTGCAGCTATTGCAGGTGTAAATTTATTAAACAATATTCAAAATCTTACACAGGAAGGTATTACCGAAGACATTACTAACATTATCACATCAGGATCAGATAGTGTTTATGACAATGTAGTAAGTGGACTTCCTAACACAAGTTTTGATTAAGGAGATTTATGACAGATTTGCCAAGTAAGATTAGAAAAAATTCAGAAACAAAAGTTATTAGATATTTTGATCAATATTTTAATAAACCTGTAGAAATAGCAGCTAGTGAATATGATGCTGTTCTTGGGTTTTTTGAAAAAAGAGAGTTTGATACAACTGCTGCAAGAGTAATAACGCAAGTTTTAATAACACAGGCACGAGCAGAAGGTATTAAAGTTTTTTCCTTGATTGATAGTCTACAAGGTTTGCAAAAAAAACAGCTAAGTTCTGTAATTACAAAAATTATTAATCTTAGTAGAGATAAAACATCTCAATTAGGTTACAAAACTAAAAGTCAAAATAACTTGCGTGAATTACGAAATTTAAAAGATCCTGTTGTAACTACAATAAATATAATAGAAGACGTAGCCGAAGATCCAGTGCAGGATGTTAACTATATTGAACCGGGCTATGTACAAATAGGATATGTAGAATAATGGCAATAGTATTAAGACTTTCAAAAGGCGATACTCTTACATATGCAGAATTAGATGGAAACTTTTCTGATCTAGACACAAGAGTTATATCGTTAGAAGCAAATAAAACAAATTGGGACCAAGCATATACATGGGGAAACCATGCAGCTCAAGGGTATTTAACTTTTTATACCGAAACTGATCCAGTTTTTGTAGCAAGTGCTGCATATGACATAACTACTCAAAATATTAATAATTGGAGCACTGCTTATAATTGGGGAGATCATTCTTCTGTAGGATATTTAACATCAATTAATACCGAAAGCATAGGAAATTTAAGCGATGTAGACTTGAGCAATTCACCAAATATTGGTAATACATTGCAATGGAATGGCACTGCTTGGGTACCATCGCAATCAAGCGGAAGCGAAACAGATCCGGTGTTTGGAACAAGTCCTGCTGCTACAATTGATAATACTATGATTAGCAATTGGAACGATGCATACAGTTGGGGAGATCATTCTTCTGTTGGATACTTAGGCAGTAGTCATCCTACTGCTAATATTGTTGCTTCTAATATAACCAATTGGAACGATGCATACAGTTGGGGAGATCATTCTCTTGCTGGATATTTAACATCGTTAGGAAGTATTGCCAATCATTCAGATGTTAGTTTATCAGGAGTTACAGACGGATTTACTCTTGTATGGCAAACTGATAAATTTGTGCCCCAAGCAGTAAGCGGTGGTACAAATGTTAGTATTGCCGATACTAGTCCCACTAACGCTGTCAATGGCGACATGTGGTGGGATTCAAGCGACGGCGTGCTAAAAATTTATTACAATGACGGTACAAGTTTGCAATGGGTAGATGCAGTCCCGCAAGGCGGGGGTGCAGGAACATCATATACAAATTCTGATGTAGATAACCATCTAAATCAATCCGGACCTACTGATGGCTATGTATTAAGTTGGTCAAGCGGTGACTATGCATGGGTAGCACCAAGTGGATTGTCAATACCATGGACACGATTTTATTTTGATAGAGGTGGTGTGACTCCTACAACAGTAGCTAATAGTGAAAATGTAGGAAAGAATTTTGGATCATGGACTGAGACTACATCATCAAATAATGGAACATCTGGTATTACTCCATCAAGCGCAATTTATGACCCAACACTTTCTGGTGTTACAGTTAACGCTAATGGCGAATTTGAATTTCCTGCAGGTGTCTATGAAGTACATGCGTCTATTCAGTTTAAAATCTATAATACAACCGGAAATTTACAAAAATATGATTTTTATCTTTATGCA